AAGGGCGTTGCCCTGCACCCACTCTGCCGAGGGCTTCAAGTGGGGATACCCCACTTAAAAATCTCCCCTTATTCGCATCGTTAGCGTTACTGTTACCGTTACGGCGTAACGGTAAGCAACGCACTCATTGCATCATCTCTGCTAGCAGCTCACGTTTGTACTTGTAGTACGTGTTTCGTGAGATGCCTGCAAGCGTTATACACTCGCTATCGTTAAGCGTACCGCCGAAGCTTACGTTATGCTTGCGGATAATCTCTTTTGCAGGCTTTGCTTTTTTTACGTTTAACTTTCGCCCTGCAACTTGTCCTATCTGCTTGCCGTTTCTCCGTGCAGTTTCGATGCCCTCAGCGGTTCTCCGATGCAGGTCGTCCACCTCTTTTTGCGATTGTTCAAAGGCAAGGCGAATCTGATTCTCTGCAAGAATTTTTAGCACGTTGCGAGTAGCTTTGATGTATTCATCGGCTATCTGATTCCCAGTGTCAGACAGTCCCTCAGCACTACTTAAAGCCTTGCTGTAAGTCGCCGTGTTGATGTGCGGCTCCTTTATAAAAACAAGGTTGACACCCTCGTCGTATAACTGCATGTACAGCCCAACACCCTCGTCAGCATTACGGCTCATACGACTTACACTATCAAAAATAATTGTGTCGCCGGAACGTGCAAGCTTCACGATTTCTTCCAGTTTCTTTCTGCCTGTCGTTTTCGTTCCAGTGTAAACTTCCTTGTAAATTTTAGCATTAGGATATGCTTGAAGAATGTTACGGACTTGTCTATCTATGTTTTGCTTTGGGGTGGAGATGCGACAATATCCATACTCCATTTTGATTCACTCCTTTCTGTTTTACTTGTACCAATTCAAGCGGTCGTTAATTTCAATTTTGCTACGGAATCAGTGCAACCATATTTTCTGACAGCACTTTTGGTACTTGCTTTTTTTACGGTAAAAATTGTACTCAATTAGCCATACATACGCTCCGTATTTGCGTATTTATAATCTTGCCACAACGCTGTGTTACGCTCCGTACATTTTGTATTTTCCCAGAAACTTTTTTCCGGTGATGCTGGCATCGGGGATTGCACTGGTGGCGTGTCGTTTGTATGTATATCCGCTGCCATATCGTAGCACCGCTCCAGCCAGTATGCTATAATATTAGATGTGAAGTGATACTCGATGCGATAATATAGCTCAACGTTGGTATCGGCATCAGTCACTCTAATATTTTTGCGTTTAGTGGGCATCTCATCGCCCACTATTTTTTTTGCCGTTCCATATGTACAAGTTGCCGTTATCGGCATTGCATAATCACCGTAGCCACGCATACACTGGCAATTTTTCGGGTAAAATGGAATGCGGTGCTCTTTCTTGGCAGAGCACGGATTGAGATAACGTATTATTGCTTCCAGTTCGCCTTGACTGGTGATTTTTCGTATCAAAACTTGCATCGGATTTTCGTAGCCTTGCTTTCTTCCCCACCACTTTTTTGCCCACTTCTCAAACGTTTTCGGTATCTCGTGAAAGCATGCAATGTAATGAACGTGCCAGCTGCCATCTTCACACGGTTCAAGAAATTTGTGAATACCTTGAAATTCATCTTTAAACTGCTTTTTCAAGCGATTGATGAAACCAGTAGCTAAGCGATTCATTTCATCGTAGGACGGACGACTTGCCATGGTGCAGGTGATAAACAGGCACTTGTCCCACTTATAACTCGCGATGATTTCCTTGCCTACATGAACCCACGTCAGATGCAGGCTTTTGCTGGTGCGACAGCTAAATAATTCACCTGTTTCCACATCAATTGTGCTGTAATCAACGTCAGCAATGCCATTGTCCACATTACACGCACTAGCATCTACACCTATGCTTTTGGTGTTCTCAACAGTTGTTTTTTTGGCGGAACTATTACCCCTCTCAGAAGCAGTTGCGGGCTTACGCTTCGGCTTGCTATGATTATCGAGCAAGTAACACGCCAAATCGTCAGCATTTTTGAAGTGCTTCGCTCGTTTCAACATGTTACTTACCGTAACCACACTCTTGCCAATAGCAGGGTAATACTCCACCATCACTTTTGTATTTTCGCCCGGCAAGTCTGCACAATGTTCGCCGGTAGTTACTTCAACTTTCACGTTGTCGTCCTGTTGCTGGACTGACTTGTATCGGCAATTCATCTCCGGCATCTCCTTTCTCTGTAGTAAAAAACGACCGTAAAGGTTATCTATAATCCAAGATAGTATTTTTCAGCTTCTGCACTGATTTCATCGATTGCTTTCAAAAACATCTGACGGTC